TTTCAGAGATGAAACTAAAAATAGCATATTTAATCTTGCTAAGATTTACGAACAGATTGATTTTAATGAAGAAGCTAGATACTCTGCTCTTGTCACTCGTGGCAGTTTTCAGTGGAAAAACGGAATCAAAGACACGGAAGTAGAATTTGTACCAAATCCTAACGGAAGATTTAATGTAAGTTGGGTACCAGGTAAGAATTTACAAAATAGAGTAATAATAAAAAATGGAAGCAAGTATCCAGGAAACGAACATATTGGCGCTTTTGGCTGTGATAGCTATGATATATCCGGAACTACAGATGGTAAAGGTTCAAAGGGATCACTTCACGGACTCACTAAATTCAGTATGGAGGCGGTACCAGCAAATCGGTTTTTTCTGGAGTATATAGCGAGGCCGCAAACAGCGGAAATATTTTTTGAAGATATACTTATGACATTAGTATTTTATGGCATGCCAATACTTGCAGAAAATAACAAACCTAGATTATTATATTATTTAAAGCGAAGAGGTTATAGAGGTTATTCAATGAACCGACCAGATAAGACTTGGAATAAGTTATCAGCAGCTGAAAAAGAAATAGGCGGTATACCAAACTCGAGTGAAGATATAAGGCAAGCACACGCAGCCGCAATTGAAAGTTATATTAATTCTTACGTAGGAATAAATGCTAATGGTGAATATGGAGATTTATATTTTAACGAAACTTTAAATGATTGGGCTAAGTTTGATATAAATAAAAGAACAAAGTTTGATGCAGCAATAAGTTCTGGTTTAGCAATTATGGCATGTAATAAAAATTTATATGCGCCTAAGCCAAATATACAATTAAAAAATAAAGTAAATTTTAGTTTTGCTAAATACGATAATAAAGGCAATTTTTCAAAAATAATAGAATAAATGAGTAAAGTACTAACAAGAGGTATTTTCCCCAGCCAAGCAGTATCTGATGCTGAAAAGGCTAGTAATCAATACGGACTAGAAATAGCAAGAGCTGTAGAATCCGAATGGTTTAAAAAAGACTCGGGAAGTACACGTTACTTTGCAAATAGAGATAATTTTCATAGATTAAGACTATATGCAAGAGGCGAACAAAGCATACAAAAGTATAAAGATGAATTGTCTATTAATGGTGATTTATCATATTTAAATTTAGATTGGAAGCCAGTTCCTATTATACCTAAGTTTGTAGATATAGTTGTAAATGGTATACAAGAAAGAACATATGATTTAAAAGCATATTCAGTAGATAATATTGCTTCTGCTGAAAGAACAGAATATGTAAGAGGTATAGTAGAAGATATGCGTTTATTTTCTTTTAAACAAAATGTAGAAGCACAAACAGGGTTAAATACTTTTAATAATGATCCTGAAAGTTTACCTCAATCAGACGAAGAGTTGCAATTACATATGCAATTAAATTATAAGCAATCTATTGAAATTGCACAAGAACAAGCAATAAATAATGTATTTGAATTAAATAAATACGATTTATTAAAGAAAAGATTAGATTACGATATAGCTGTATTAGGTATTGGCGCATTAAAAAATAGTTTTAATACAGCAGAAGGTATTAAATTAGAATATGTAGACCCAGCTGATTTAGTTTATTCATATACGGAATCACCATATTTTGATGATTTATATTACGTAGGTGAAGTAAGAAAAGTACCTATTGTAGAGCTTAAAAAACAATTTCCAGAATTAACAAAAGAAGATATAGAACATATTGAAGGATTTGGTTCTGGTAATTCTAAATTATATAATAAATCATATACAGCAGAAAGTCAGGATAAAAATTATGTGTATGTATTATATTTTGAATATAAAACTTTTGAAAATCAAGTTTATAAAATAAAAGAAGGCGGTAGCGGTTATCAAAAAGCATTAAAGAAAAATGACCAATTTAATCCCCCTAAAGACGCTAGAGCTAGATTTGAAAAAGTAAATCGTTCAATTGAAGTATTATATGAAGGTGCAAAAATTGTAGGTTATGATAAATTATTAAAATGGCAAAAAGCTATTAATATGACAAGACCTAAGTCTGATATTACAAAAGTTCAGATGAGTTATAATATTGTAGCACCAAGAATATATAAAGGTAAGCCTGAGTCATTAGTTGGTAGAATGACATCATTCGCAGATATGATTCAAATAACACATCTTAAATTACAGCAAGTACTTTCAAGAATGGTTCCAGATGGAGTATACTTGGATGCGGATGGTATTGCTGAAGTAGATTTAGGTAATGGTACAAATTATAATCCGCAAGAAGCATTGAATATGTATTTTCAAACTGGTTCTGTTATTGGTAGATCAATGACTCAAGATGGGGATATGAATCCTGGTAAAGTGCCAATTCAAGAATTACAATCATCAGGAGGTAATAATAAAATAGCTAGTTTAATAAATAGTTACAATTATTATTTACAGATGATGAGGGATGTCACAGGATTAAATGAGGCAAGAGACGGAAGTACTCCTGATAAAAATGCATTAGTTGGTATACAAAAACTTGCGGCAGCAAATAGTAATACTGCAACAAGACATATATTACAAGGAGGTTTATATGTGACATTAAAAACAGCTGAAGCTGTATCATTAAGAATAGCAGACGTATTAGAATATGGAAATACTAAACAGCAATTTACGCAATCTTTAGGTAAAATTGATGTTGGTAATTTAAATGAAATAAAAGAGTTGTATATACATGATTTTGGTGTATTCTTAGAATTGGCGCCGGATGAAGAAGAAAAGCAATTGCTTGAAAACAATATTCAAATGGCAATCCAACAACAACAAATAAATTTAGAAGATGCTATTGATGTAAGAGAAGTACGAAATTTAAAACTTGCTAATCAATTATTAAAAATTAGAAGACGTAAAAAGTTTGAGCAAGATAGACAAATTCAACAAGAAAATATTCAAGCCCAATCACAATCTAACGCACAATCAGCCCAAGCGGCCGCAGAAGCTGAAATACAAAAACAACAAGGAACAGCAGAAAGTAAAATACAAATTGCACAAGCACAGTCACAATTTGATATTGCAAAATTAGAAAGAGAGGCAGCAATTAAGAAAGAATTGATGGAATATGAATTTCAATTGAACATGCAGCTTAAAGAAAAGGAATCTGAGGTGATTAAAAATAAAGAAGCATATAAAGAAGATAGAAAAGACGAAAGAACAAAAATACAGGCTTCACAACAAAGTGAACTTATAGATCAGAGAAAATCTGGTAAACCACCTAAAAGTTTTGAATCATCAGGATTTGATAATCTAGGTGGGTTTGGTTTAGAACAATTTGAACCAAGATAAACATTTAAACATTTATATAATATTTTATTATGGCAGAAATTAAAGCAAAAGCAATAGACACTGAAGAACCGTCTATTCAAGAAAAAGAAGAAGCAGTTCAGAAAAAGGCATCAAATTTTGATGAAGAAACTGGGGTGTATAAAGTAAATTTAAGCGAACCTAAAACAGAAACAAATGCCGTTCAAGAACAAAAAACAGAAGATGGCGTGTTACGCGGAAGCAGCGAAAATGAAGAAGCTGGGCAAGAAACCGAAATGGAATTGCAAGAAGTACAGCAAGAAGAAAAAGTAGAAGAAACACCAGTATTAGAAGAAGTAACAGATGAAGAAATTGAAAATCAAACAAGTCAAAATGAAAGCAATGAAACAACTAAAACAGTTGAAGAAGTTGCCCAAGTTGAACAAAAAGAACAAATTGAATATCCCGAAAATATAATCGAACTTGTAAAGTTCATGAACGAAACGGGAGGGACTTTAGAGGATTATACAAGACTAAACGCGGATTATTCAAATGTTGACGACGGTACATTGTTAACAGAATATTACAAACAAACAAAACCTCATTTAAGTTATGATGAAATACAATTCCTTATGGAAGATAAATTTTCATTTGACGAAGAAGTAGATGAGGATAGAGATATAAAAAGAAAAAAATTAGCTCTTAAAGAAGAGGTTGCAAATGCTAAAAACTTTTTAACAGGTCTTAAGGATCAATATTACAAGGAAGTCAAGTTGGGTTCTAAGTTAGCTCCTGA